GCTGACCGGCTTGTGATTGAGGATTTCACGGTGTATGGAGGGAAGGCGAATGAGGTGTCTGCTGGGGGAGCTGTACCCTTGGCTCCTGTGCGAGTGGGGTCGATGCTTGCGTTTGCGGCAGAGCTTGCGGTGATGGATGTGACCTATCAGATGGCGTCGATGGCGAAGACGACGGTCACGAATGAGCGGTTGAAGCGTTGGGGATTGTGGACGAAGGGGAGTGAACACGCGCGTGACGCAACGAGGCATCTTGTGACGTACGTGAGGAGACTCGCTTGAATGGGCGCGATGAGCTAGGCTCTGAACATGGATGAGGTTGATAATAGACCTTGATGGGCAACCAATAGCCAAGAAGGAGAGTGTGCCGATGCCAGGTGCCGGAGCACCATCAGAGTTTGGAGGGAAGGTGCGGTTGAACCGTACTCAACCTCCGCCTCATGAACCAACTGCGAGTGAGAAGCTCATGCTTGGCTACACAACTGGGGATGAGACAGGAGACAAGCGACCGGACAAGGGCGAGGCATTCAGCGGCATCCTTCCTCTTGATGAGGCAGAGGTCCCCGAGCCAACGCCGTACGGATATGAAGGACCCGCATGATGATGTTGCTCAAGCACGAGACGGTTCTTGAGAAGGGGCCGGATGTAGACGCATCCGGGAAGCGCGTCATCTTCACGGTTGAGCCGGAGGACGAGAGTGACGTGCCTGGTATCTTGTACCTTGCGCGTTCACTCTGGGAGGAGTTCGGGCAGCCAGATACTATCACGGTAACAGTCGAGCCTGGCGACAGTCTCAATGATCCAACGCCTAGCTTCCGACCGGGAGGCTTGGCCGACAGCCTGAGTAGGCGGAGGGAGCTAGACAAATGAACGCTGCGTACCTGAACGCAACGGCCGACCATGGCGGTTCGCTCATCACTTACATCGCACTCCTCAACAGCGTCGGCGCGGAAGTGGGTGACGCTCGGAAGGCCGTCACTTGGACGGGTGCAGCCGCTGGGCTCATCCGACCGACCGCAGACCTCGCGTTCACCATGACGAGCGGCGAGGACGTTGCAGAGTGGCGTGGGTACTCCGCACTGACAGGCGGGACCGACTACGGTGGAGAGGCGTTGACTCCGGTCACGTACTCCAATGACGGGACCTACACGTTGCAGGCTGCCTCCACGGCTATTGATCACGACGCAGCCTAATGTCTTGGCGCATCTACTACTCTGACGACTCCACATTCAGTTCGGATGATGGGGAGCCAGAGGACGCGCCGGGATGGGGAGTGGTCGTCATCCCGCAGTACGGAGGAGGTTGGTGGGGCCACGACCTCGCGGGATTGCTCGACTGCCTGGCGCTGCCCGGCCCGTCAATCGTCATCCATGGCAGGACCGTCGCAAAGGGCGACTGGCAGAGGTTCCTCGCGGAAGCCGACCGTGACCCGGACATGCCTCCTGCGGAGCACCGGACGCTGATGCACGGCTGGGACCACTACTGCTGGCATGGGAGCGACTGATGGGTCACGTTGTAGCTACCTATGACCAGGTCGCCTTCCGCTTCCGCGATGACGACGGGAGCGAGACGGGAGCGACCTGGCTTGATACGGAGAACGTCGCGCCATCCGGATTTGATATAACCAATGATCATCAAATCCGCTTGCGGATTGCCATCCAAGAGATAGCTGGCGGCGCTAAGAACAACGTTGACCTCACGCTCCAGTATCGTCTCAACGGCGGGACTTGGACGAACGTCTCCGGTTCGGCCGACACCGTCACGTATGTGACGTCGTCATTTGTCGCCAACGGCATTGCGACGACGGATCAGCTGACAGCCCCAACCGGAGCGTTCGTTGTCGGGACGTTCGTCTCCATATCGGGCTCAACGGCTCGCTCCAGCTTCGCCGGTAATGACCATACCGAGAATGAGTACAGCCTCATCCTCATATCTGCAGACCTATCAGGCGGTGACGTTCTTGACTTCCGAACGCTCGCGACCGGCGCGGTGCTCTCGACATACAGCCAGATGCCTACCGTCAACCTCGTCACGAGTCAGAGCGAGGCGGGAGGAAGCACCTCAACGGTAGCGGTGACCGCAAGCGGAGGAGGCTCCGCGACGGAGGCTGCCGAGGGCGGAGCTACGGCGACCGTCCAGGCGACCGCGACCGGGGCAGGAGAGGCTGCCGAGGAGGTCGTTGGAGGTAGCGTCGCAACGGTCCTCATCACGGCGACCGGAGCGGGCGACACCGGGCAGCATGAGGTGGGAGGCTCAGTGGCTTCGGTTCCCATCTCCGCGACGGGAGGCGGAGCCGGGACCGAGGAGGTAGCAGGAGGCGCAGCGGCGCTCCTCGTGGCTTCTGCGACCGGAGGTGGTACGGCGACCGAGGCCGCGACCGGAGGCTCAACAGCTGGTGTTGCCGTAACAACGACCGGAGCCGGTGCAGCGCTTGAGGTAGGCGAGGGTGGTTCAACCGCGACGGTCCTCGTGAGCACGACCGGAGGCGGCGAAGGGCTTGATACGCTCTCTGGAGGGAGCACATCAACAATCCTCATCAGCGCGTCTGGCGATGGCTCCGCGACGGACGATGTTGTTGGAGGCTCGACCGCGACGGTCCTTGCTACGGCGAGCGGCGGAGGCGAAGCGACCGAGACGGCAACAGGAGGAAGCGTTGCGACGGTTGTCGTCACGACGACCGGAGGCGGGAGCAACCAGCAGATAGATGCGGGAGGCTCGACTGCGACCGTCACGGTATCTGCGACCGGCGGAGGCTCCGCAGAGGAGAGTGCTAGCGGAGGCTCGACGGCGGTCGTGTTCATCTCCGCGACCGGAGGTGGTTTCTCAATCCGGCGCGACATCACCGTCATCATCGGCCCACCGACGACTCGCGTTGAGCTAATCGACCTGCTGCTGAGTCAACTATCGGTTGGTGATGTAGCTCGACGCGGAGAGGTCGGTGCGCCTGCGTCGAGACGCGACGAGACATTCACGGTGTTGAGTCCTTCCTTGGCAGTTGCCTCCGGAAGCTCGCGAGCACCTACAATCGGAGAGCCAGCCGCGCGGACCGAGGTTGCTGCGCCTACCATCGACAGGAGTTAGTATGGACTTCAACGCGCTGAGTCGTGAGTACCTATGGTTCTCAATCACGACGACGAATGACCTGTCCGGAGCTACGGCCGAGGTTACATACCTGGCTGCCGGAGTTGACCCGGAGGAAGTGGACTGGGTGGCGGCCGACCTCATCCAAGAGGGCGTGGATTGGTTCATCCGCTCGCTCGTCTCGGGACCGGGGCAGTCCGGAGCTACCGTCGCCATCGAGCTATCTTTGGGCGACCTCCAAGCTTGGACGCGCATCACGGACACTCCGGAGAGGCCAGTGCGTCGGCCTGGGGTGGTGACGGTAGCATGAGGAAGGGTGAATGGGTCAAGATGCCGTTTGATGACGACCTCTCTTGCGTGGAGATGGGGTTTGGGAAGCAGCTGGCCGAGGAGCCGACCGAATGGACGCCTGCGTTCATCGACGGTCCCCACGCGCAAGCGAGGCTCCCGGAGCTCAACTCAGGAGGCTGGTATGTTTGGCTCAGGCGCGGAGGAGTCGCGTCAAGGGTCGGGCAAGTGACCGTGGAGTAGAGATGGGACTGCACAGGAGTGGACGAGAGATGACTGCTCGCGTCGCGGGCAAGGACCGTCGCATCCAAAGCCGCTCTGCTATTGCGATTGCACTCAAGCAGTCTGATGTCAAGGATTGGGATGACACCGAGCTGCAATACGGAAGGCGACGCGACAAGAATGGGCACCTGACTGGTCGCCCTCCTTCCTTCATCCCGAAGGCTTGTCACGCAGAGCTGATGCATCGGTATCACGCCAAGGTCGAGTTCATGATGACAAAGGCGCTGCCGGAGGTCATCCCTGAGCTCATTGATATTGCCATGGGCAACAAGGTCGCGAAGGGAGATCAGGTGCGCGCGATGAACATGCTCATCGAGAGGGCTATGGGCAAGGTTGTCGAGCACGTACAGATGACAGTAGATCAGCCTTGGAAGGATGCGCTGGGTGCGGCATTGGTCGGGACGATGGACCAGGCCGAGGAGTTCATCGATGTTGAGGACGTCGATTGGGAGGATGGCTAATGCCGCCTATCCTTGTAAAGGAACGTCTCTGGCCGGCATTGGGATACGTACCTCACGCGCTTCAGGCAGAGGTCCACAACTCGACCTCGCGTCACCGTCGTGTCTCGGCAGGAAGGCGCGTTGGCAAGAGTGTGTTGGGTGGTCATGAGCTCACTACCGAAGCATTGTACACTCATACCATCCAGAGCCAGCTTGAGGATGAGAATAAGCAGCGAAGGTTCTGGATTGTCGGACCGAACTATGATGACGCGGAGCGCGAGTGGCGTGTGTTCTATGACGATATGAAGAAGCTCAAGGCACCCTGGGAGAGGCCTGGGACTTACAATGACCCTCGCGGTGGCAACATGATGATGACGCTCTGGGGCGGTCGCTTCGTTGTTGAATGCCGGAGTGCGGACCACCCGGAGAGCTTGGACGGTGAGGGCCTGTCTGGAGTGATCCTTGTCGAGGCAGCGAAGATGAAGAGCACTGTCTGGTCCAAGTACATTCGTCCTGCTCTTGCGGACTACCGAGGCTGGTCGCTCGGAACCACTACACCGGAAGGCCGCAACTGGTTCTATGATCAATGGGTTTGGGGTCAGGACCCAGACCGGGACGATTGGGGGAGCTGGCGCGCTCCTTCATGGGCCAATGATGTTGTGTTCCCAGGAGGCCGGGACGACCCGGAGATCATCGAGCTGTCCAAGGACATGAGCGAGGCGAAGTTCAACCAGGAGATTGGAGCGGAGTTCACGGAGTTCGTTGGCCGAGTCTTCAAGCGCTTTGAGGAGGAGGTCCACGTCAAGAACCTCGCCTATGATGCACGGTATCCTCTGTACCTCGCGGTTGACTACGGCTTCACCAATCCGTTCGTTTGTCTCCTTGTCCAGGTCGACACATGGGACAACATCTACGTGCTTGGTGAGTATCGCGTGACGCATACCGACATCAACGACATCGCTCGGGACCTCCTCTCATGGAAGGATGGCTTGGCCACGAAGGCGCGCTTGATGTATCCGGACCCGGCATCGCCAGGGGACACGAGAGTGCTGGAGAAAGCTCTCAGGGTCCGTGCGCGAGGAGGAACAGGTGGACCTATCAAGGAGCGTCTTGAGCTCATCCGTCAAGCTCTCAAGCCGACTCCGGAACACCTCGCGGACGACCATCCAGACAAGCAACCTCGCCTATTCATTGATCGTTCCTGTGCGGACCTCATTGCTGAGATGGGCGACAAGTACCGTTACCCAGAGAACAAGAGCGATGAACGAGCTGAGAAGGAGGAACCGATGAAGGTTGACGATCACGGGCCAGAGGCGTTGGGTCGGTTCTTTGTCGGTCACTACGGCCAACTTGGGAAGCAAGACAACCGAGCGCGGGTGTCACGCGCAAACGTATCGTCCGGCAATCGTCGCACGCGCATCAGCGCGTAGCCTGGAGAACTTATGGTGCTCGCCAACTTCCATCAATGGAGTACGTCAGACCCACTCAGTAAGGGTCTCATGCCGTCGTGGGTTGGCGAGCTTGATGCCAATCGCATTGCGGCATACAACTTGTACGAACAAGTCTATTGGAATGTCCCAGAGGCATTCCAGATCATCCAGCGCGGCTCGGATAGCAAGCCCATCTACATCCCTGCCGCCAAGAAGATTGTTGAGACGCTCCATCGGTACCTCGCCAAGGGTATCAGCTTCGTTCCGGACCAGAACGCACCAGAGAACAACGAGGCATACGCAACACTTGTCTCGCTCCTCCGGCGCGAACGCTTCAAGAGCAAGTTCAGTTCTGCGAAGCGCTTTGGTATCATCCGAGGCGACTGGCTGCTCCATATGTATGCAGACCCGGAGCGGCAAGATGGCTCACGTATCTCCTTGGAGTTCATTGACCCAGCGGGATACTTCCCCATCTACAATCCGGACAATGTTGATGAGATCATTGGCTGCCATCTCGTGGCTCACGTTGAGCTGGAGGACGGGATGTTCATCGAGCGGCTCACCTACCGCAAGGAGACGGAAGCCGGTGGCCCGTCGCCCATCACTCGGACCAAGGAGTTGTACGAAGTGGACGAGTGGGGCGGTCCTGGCGTCGAGCAGGGCAGCCCTGTCCGGACCGTCCTCCCTGCCGAGACATTGCCAGCACCCATCGACCAACTGCCAGTCTACCACATCCGGAACTTTGAGCAGGACGGGACTGTATGGGGCAGCTCGGAGTTGAGAGGGTTTGAGGTCCTGATTGGGGCGCTGAACCAGGGCGCGACTGATGAGGAGTTGACGCTAGCGCTTGAAGGTTTGGGCGTGTACGCGACGACGGCAGGGAAGCCGATCAATGATGAGACGGGAGAGGAGGAGGCCTGGAACCTTGGCCCGGCTCGCGTCGTGGAGCATCCGGATGGGACTGACTTCAAGAGGGTGACTGGAGTCTCATCGGTCGCTCCGTATCAGGACCATCTTGGATACATTGAGCGCTGGATTGATATCGCAACAGGAACGCCAGACATCGCGGCTGGTACGGTCGATGTACAGGTCGCAGAGAGCGGCGTGGCTCTTGCTATGAAGATGGCTCCAATGCTTGACCGAGCGGAGGAGAAGGATGAGACCATCAAGGCGGTGCTCGACAACTGGTTGTTCGACCTCAGGAGTTGGTACATTGCGTATGAGCCGACTCTCCGCGCTCCAATGGAGAGCGCGCTATGGGTTGTCTCATTCGGCTCCAAGCTTCCGGTCAACCGCAAGCAGAAGTTTGCAGAGCTGATGGCGCTTGCGAAGGCCGACCCGCCTGTTGTCCCGATGACATGGGTGCGAGGAGAGTTGTCCAAGATTGGGTATGAGTTTGCGGATGACACGGAAGTGATGGATGCTATCTTGACTGAGCGAACCATCTTCGCTCAGATTGCGATGGACGTCACCGGAGCAAGGATGGACCAAGAGCTAGGTGGCAACGAGGACTTGGCGACGCAAGATGAGCCGGGAGATGCCGAGTGAGTGAGCCTACCCAAGAGCAGCTTGATGAAGCCTCGCGACGCATCCATGGGACCATCCAGGACTGCATCACAGACGGACTCATCTCTGGGGCGATGCTGACCGACTGGTACTTGGTCGGGCAGTGGATGGATGACGAAGGAGAGACGGGATCAATACTCATCTCTCCGGAGAACGCCACTGCGCAAAGGAGTCTTGGTCTAGTCCATCTGGCGAGCATCGTTCTTGACGAGGAGGTCCGAGCGTGGATCAGAGGAGAGGATGAATGAGTGGCTGAGCAGCTGCCGTGGATGAAGGACGCGAGCCGAGGCGCGTATGTCGAGCACTTGCGTGCTATCCGTGTCACCGACCGAGCTATGGCAGTTGTCCTCCGGGATGCTGCGGCGGACGCAGAACGGCTCATTGTTCGGACGCTCTCAGACCCAGCGAACGTCTCGCAGACAGTGCGACGAGCGCAGTACCAACAGAGCATCCTTGCGCTTCGCGAAGCACAGGCAGAGCTGTGGGGCGAGGTCACACGAGCGACCCAGAGCGGGATCACGAGAGCTACCGTTGCGGCATCACAGAGCCAAGCGGAGATGTTGAATGTTTTGCTTCGGGCAGTCGATGAGAATGCGCTGGGCGGACCGACTCAGGCACGGTTCCTCCTGGACTCAATGAGCACGGCGGCGAAGGCTGCCACCGAGGATGTACGCAGTCGGCTTGTGAACAACATCCAGCTATCCGATCAAGTGTACAAATCAAGAGCACTCTCAGATGGCTGGGTTGAGCGGACCGTGAACCGAGGGATTGCTGGGCAGAAGAGTGCGAAGGAGATTGCGAAGAGCGTGCGACATCTCATCCGTCCGGACACTCCAGGAGGAGTCTCATATGCAGCCAATAGACTCGCAAGGACGGAGATCAACAATGCCTTCCATGCGACAGAGATACGTCAGGGGATGGAGCTTCCCTGGGTGGAAGCGTACCAATGGGAGCTATCCGGCAGTCACCCTCGCACAGACGAGTGTGATGACTTTGCGGAGCTGGATGATGGTCTAGGTCCTGGAGTTTGGGCAAAGGGCGATGTCCCAGCCAAGCCGCACCCTATGTGTCTCTGTTGGATTTCAGCGGTGACGGTGCAACCAAATGAGTTCAACTCTCGGCTACTCAGCGGGAACTATGATGGTTGGTTGCAAAGCAAAGGCATGATGGGCATCCAAGCTGTCGCTTGAGGACAAGGAGGTGGTCACTAGCTAGTATCTGGTCAGCAGGCTAGACTCGCGAACAGACCGATGGAGGTCGAGATGGTGTCCCAGAGGGCGCATCGAATGAAGGACGAACCCTTGAAGACTCGCTGGATCAATGGCAAGCCTGTCGTGCAGGATGTGGATGGACGTATGTTCGCAATCCCTGCCGGTGGAGCCGTTGACGACGAAGGGGCCAGTGGCTCCGGGAGCGGTGAGTTGGATGATGAAGGAGCCAGTGGCTCTGACGACAAGGGTGGGAGCGACGGTGATACCGTCTCTCGTGCGGAGTATGATCAGGCTCTAGAGCGGATGCGTTCTGCAGACCGCGCCAAGAACCAGAAGGACACGGAGCTCACCGAGCTTCGTACTTTCAAGAAGGAGATGGAAGACAAGGACCGCAGCGAGACTGATAAGCTGACGAGCGACCGCGACGAAGCTGCGAAGCAAGCAGAGGAGTCGATGGGACGAGCGGCAGCGGCTGAAATGAAGCTCGCGATGGTCCTTGCCAACGGCAAGCGTGACAAGCCGTTCCGGGACTCCGAGGATGTGTTGCGTTGGGTTGATGTCAGTGACGTCACCGATGATGACGCGAAGCTTGATGAGAAGGCGCTCAAGGCGACTCTCGACAAGTTGGCCGAGGAGAAGCCATACCTGCTCGCTGAAACCTCTGGTGAGGAGGAGGAAGAAGAAGGCAAGCCTGGTCCATCTGGTACTTCGCAGAACAAGGACAAGAACAAGGGCAAGGGCATCGACAAGGACGCTCTCGCTCGCAAGTACCCAGCCCTGAGAGGGCGCTGAGGTACACAACCAATGAAATGAGGTGACCCCTTGGGACGCTATGACAAGTATGACCCCAAGGCCGGTGGCTTCCGCGCTCCTCTGGCTGCTGACTTTGCCGTCGGCAACATCAAGACTGTCTTTGGTGTTGGACTCGACGCGAATGGTCGAGTAGTTATGGGTGCCGGGAACAGCGGCATTGTGGGCGTCCTCGTGTTGACCCAGGCCAAGAGCGCTGGCGACATCGTGGACGTCATGACCAACGGCGAGATCACGGATGCGGCCCTTGTGGCCGGAACCGCGTACTACGCCGCAACCGCAGATGGAGTTCTTGGGACTACTGCTCCCGCCGCAGGGGACAACGCTGTGCGCGTTGGTCATACGGTGGAGGCCGACCGTCTCGTGATCCGAGTTCAGGAGGTACAGGGATGACATCCTTCATTCTTGGTAAGGAGTCGCGTGAGCGTCTCCTCCTGCCTGGACATGCGTACTCTGGAACGGCAGCCGAGGGCCACGAGCTCATCGCGCTCCGTTCCTTGGGCATCATGCCCATCCCTGCCGGTGGTGCTACCGGATACAACACGGAGGGTGATGTTCTCACTCAGACCGTGGATGGCCGTAACCTCAATGACGTCTGGGCAGAGTTCCAGGCGACGCTGGGGATGCACAACGAAGCGCGCCAGCGTCTCATCGACCTGTTGACGTACAATGTCAGCGCTCCGGTTGAAGACGTTCCCATTGTTGGTTCTGAAGACTTTGAGGAGGCTTCGGAGTTCGGTGAGCCGAAGGGGATTGGAGCCGGTGGCTTCTGGTCCATGGGCTTTGGGTTCAAGTGGTATGACCTCGCCATCCGCTACACGTGGAAGTACCTCGCGGAAGCGACGGCGGCGCAGGTCGAGAGCCTGAACAACATGGCCATCGAAGCTGACAACCGACTCCTCTTCACCAAGGTTCTTCGGGCCATCTTCAACAACGAGACGCGGACTGCGGACATTCGTGGGACCGCGTACAACGTGTACCCGTTCTACAATGCGGATGCGGCAGCTGCGCCACCCGCATACAAGAACTACACATTCACCGACACGCACGATCACTACCTGACGTCTGGAGCCGCTACTGTTGATAGTGGCGACCTGGACACGATGGCGACCCAGCTCAAGCACCACGGACATGGCACGGCCGCGAACGGCGGTCAGCTCCTCCTGTTGGTGCCTGAGGACGGTGCTGAAGTCACTGCCATTCGTAGCTTCCGAGTTGCGACCGGCGATAGCTATGACTTCATCCCGGCTCAGGGTCAGTCTCCGTTCCTCTTGCCGACAAATACTGGGGGAGTTGCAGGCGGCGCTCAGCCTCCGGCAATCTACCAGGGCCTGTCGGTTGCAGGTAGGTACGGTCCATGGCTCGTGATTGAGGAGTCCTACATCCCGACCGGATACATGGTCGGGCTGGCCTCTGGCGGCGAGGTTTCTGCCGCCAACCCAGTGGGTGTCCGCGAGCATGCCAATCCTGGCCTTCGTGGGCTCCAGCTGGTGAAGGGTCGCAGCGATGACTACCCGCTGGTTGACTCGTTCTACCGGCGTGGGTTCGGTACGGGTGTCCGTCAGCGCGGCGCAGGCGTCGTGATGCAGGTCACCGCCAATGCGAGTTACGCCATCCCGGCTGACTACGCCTGATCCTGACCGGAGGACCGAAGCCGATGACCTCCTGCGGCTTCGGTCCTCCCCAGGGAGAGAGGAGAACCCATCATGAGCAAGAGTATCAAGGAGCTTCGCGAACGCGCGGAGTCCGGTGAGCTGACCGAGGCCGATGTGGTCTATCTCAAGGCGCGCGAAGGTGTGCCAACGTTTGACGTCCTTCGCAAGCTGGCTGATGATGCCGTCTTTGAGGACGAGGACGAACCGTATGCTGAGCTGAGCTATGCTGAGCTCAAGGATGAGTTGGATGTTCGCGAGGTCGAGTACAAGGGCAATGCGAGCGCAGATGACCTCCGCGCGCTCCTCATTGACGAGGACTGAGAATGGCTACCTCCGAGCAGGTGTCGCTTGTCCGAGCGTACACTGGAGAGCCAACCGAGGAGACGTGGACTGACGTTGCTCTCGGAGCGCTCATTGACGAGCTTGGGGCTGACTCAACGACCGCTCGCGTCTGGCGAGAGAAGCAAGCGCGATACTCCAAGCTTGTTGATGTTTCTGAGGCAGGAGCGAGCCGGAAGATGAGTCAAGCGTTTGATCATGCAAAGACAATGACCGCATATTGGGCGACAGTTGCGGGCGAGGACGTGGCAATCACGGCGAGAGCTACGCGCGTCCACAAGATTGTAAGGACCTGAGATGGTGACCGACGTTGAGATTGAGGTCCATCAAGCGAACACGACTGCATGGATTGAGTCTGACCCGGTGGTCATCACTCTCACGCGCTCGGCTCTTGAGTCCGATGGGGCAGGAGGGTTCAAGCCAGCAGTACCGACTGCCCTCGCAGCTCAGACGTTCCGGATGGACCGTGCGTCAATGGCTGGTATCCGTCTCATCACTACCGAACAAGGTACTCAAGTCCCGGACTCCTTCCGCATCGTAGGCGAGCCTGGCGCGGATGTCATGGAGGGCGATGACTTTGAAGTTGACGGACGTCACTTCCAGGTCATCTTCGTCAGCAGCGACCGTTATGGACGGACTGCAGCTGAGGTTGAGTATCGTGGCTAGCGTCTCCTCTGGTATCTCGTGGACCGACCAAAGCCTGTTCAATAACTTGGACAAAGCTCCGGTGAAGTTTGGTGCTGCGATGTATGCCTTCACGGAGTATTGGTCTGGGGAGGTCCGTAAGGAAGCAAGGAACAATGCTCCCTGGACTGACCGGACCGGGAACGCTCGTCAAGGGCTCAACACCGCAACCGAGCACGGACCTACTACTCACTCCATCATCCTGTTCCATAGGATGCCATACGGCATCTGGCTAGAGGTCAGGAACAGCGGAGCATATGCAATCATCCTCCCCACCATCCGGACCAAGGGACGAGAGGTCATGGCAGGAGCCAAGGACCTGTTGAGGAAGATGAAATGATGGATTGGCGCACGTTTGTCTATGCTCGACTCCTCGCGGAGACTGACGTGACGGACCTTGTCCCGGCAGCGCGCATCTATGGGGCAGGCGCCATGACGGGCCATCCCGGAGCAGTTCCCTTCCTTGTCCTCCGGTTCGGACCGGACGAGAGCCGAGCGGGACGTGCCGCTCGTGAGGGCGAGTGTGCCGTATGGGCCCACGACGACCCAGGAAGCTACCTCCGTATCGATGAAGTGCTCGCGGCCGTTAGAGTGGCTCTCGACGCTCCGGTCAGTGAGGCAGGAGCGGTTGCCGTAGAGTGGCAGGGTATGTCAGGCGACCTCTCGGATGACCAACTCGACACTATCACCCGTAACGCAAGCTATCGGCTCACAGAGAGGAGCTACGCATGAAGCAGGCAACATATCGGGGCACAGCAGGTATTGCTCGCATCCGCGAGCAGGACTGGAAGGCCATCAACGTCTCCTCCAAGGAAGTGGTTTGGCACGGATATGGCGACACGCAGGAGGTCACCAACGAAGCTGCGGAACACCTCGCGGCGAAGGACGACCGATTTGAGATTGAGGGCAGCAAGGACTCTGTGTATGCTCAGCGTCTCGCTCGGAGTCCATCCGAGCAGACCAACCGCGCTCGTGTCGGCACTCGCGGCAATGTGAACCCGGTCGTGACCGAGACGAGCAACGGCAAGGAATGACCAATGATGAGCTCCGTTGTGACAACAAGCTTCACGGCATCCTCGTGAGGCCTGGAGTCATGGAGGTCCGTTGCAACTCTCGGTTCTGCGGTGCCGGGAGGGAAGCAGTTGTCCTCCATCACTTTGATGTGAGCAACGGGAAGCTCATCGACACTCAGAGGTTCAAGGAACCGCGACGCAAGGAGAGTAACAATGCCAACTGACGCACTTCCATATGGCGTTCGGGACATCAAGATCACTCCCATCGACGCCACCGGAGCATACGGGACCATGATTGACCTCCCAAATGCTCGCACGCTCAGCTTCGCGGAAGCGGAGGAGTTCAGCGACCTGCGAGGTGACGACCAGCTCATTGCCGTTCGTGGGATGGGTCCGGAAGTTACCTGGTCACTTGAGAGTGGGGGTATCTCACTCGACGCTTGGGCCGCTATCGGAGGCGGAACTGTCACCGAGACGGGCACCGCTCCAGACACGGTCAAGACCTTCGCGAAGGTCGGCACGGATGTGAGGCCGTACTTACTCTTGGAGGGACAGGCCATCTCGGATAGCGGCGGTGACTTCCACGTTGTCATCTATCGTGCACAAGCAACGGACGACCTTGAAGGCGAGATGACCGATGGGGAGTTCTTGCTCACTGCTGGCGGCGGTCGCGCGCTACCTGATCCGAACAACGCGGACGCGCTGTATGACCTTGTCTGGAATGAGGCTGTGACGGACATCGTCGTGCCTGTCTGATAGCACAACCCATCGGAGTCCAAGGAGACCAGCATGGTTACTAGCTCAAGAGAATGGAAGGCCAAGAAGGCAGCAGAACTCAAGTTGCCTTCCGGCAATGTCGCGCTTGTCCGCAATCCCGGCATCCATCACTTCCTTCGTATTGGTGTCATCCCAGACCCAATGATGGCGATGGTTCAGAAGATGATCTCGGGGAAGCAGAAGGACTTTGACCCAACTGATTTCATCAAGGATGAAGAGTCCTTGTTGACGACATTTGAGTTGTTCGACAAGGTCCTCGTTGAGGTCGTGGTCG